TTATTTCATAAGTTCTTCCGGAACGTCTGGGCTGTTTACAAAGAGGACGCTGTTTGTGCCTACGATGAAAGTGGCTGCAAGCGCGAGCGATGACGCCAGCATATAGACTACACGTGCATATTTTTTCATTACCATTTCACCCCCTTTCGAGCAATAATCAAACTAAGTGACTGGACAAAGAAACAAACCGCAATCGCGGAAGCGCCGGTGAAAATATTAACAATGACAAGCAGCACAGCTACAACTTTCATTTTCGGCCAGTGCCGCTTCGGTATGCGAGTCTGGCGCTCAATTCCAATCGGCGCAAGCCATATGATGAGTAGCAGGCTAATCGCATTAATGATTTGTGTCATGGCAATTTCTAAATCAACATAAGAAAGAATTGTGAACAGAGCGGAAGTGAAGATTACGCAAGCAGTTCCAGATTTAAGATGGGCGCCTCCTGTTAATTGCCTCAAGGCAGCGAATGATACAAGAATCATCAGCACTTCATTAGTTCTGCCAGTGGTTAAAGATACCAGCAGAGAGAGGATGATTATGAAAAACGCATTCAGCACAACTGACAGAGAAAATTTTAATACAGCTTCCGAAGCAGGATGATCCGGGACGATTCTTTTGATAGCACTTGCTATTTTACCGGCCAAAGCGTCAATCATATATCCTTCTCCCTTTCGATGGCATACTTCAGGAAGAATAGTAACGAAATAACAAAGAGAACGATCACATTCCATATCTGGTTAAGGTATAGAACAAACGTAATCATTATCATAAATATAAGTATCAATGTGACTAGCAATAATTTCTCATTTTTAACTCGAAACTTCTCGAAATCAAAGGAGAACCCGTGTCCGTATCGATACATGAACCACGACAACGGAATGACAATGATAGCGGTACTGATCTGAAGAACATAGCCATTCGTCTTTGAAGCACCGACTCCGCTTATTGAACCGAATAAAGTAACTGCAATAAGCGCCTGGATCAACCCAAATCCGAGAAATCCAACTGCCGCTATAATTATTGATCCAAGCAGCGACTCCTTGACTATCGCCGCAAAAAGCAGCGTGACAAATAGGATGTTGATCGTAGGGGCCAAGTAGGATAATGAAAATTCATTGCGCAAAATATAACTCTGCAAATTCATTAAAGTAATAATGATCAGTATCGGCCATACATACTCCGATGTCTTATAGCGGAACATCGCCATACAAAGCGCACACCAGGCGAACGCCTCTAAATTAGAAAATACCATAAACCATACCGGTTCCCACGACACTTCACAACACCGCCTGACATAATTTTCTTCTCGATCATAATTATAAATCTAAAGTCCTAAGTCCGTATACTACTAGATTTAAGATATCCACAGCCTATCAGACGGTATTGTGGAGTGTGTTAAATTCAGTTTCCGCAGGTATCCCTCCGGCCATCATCAGGCGTTATTTGATTTCCACCTTTTTCAAAGCAGCCTTGGCCTCTTTCAGAAGCAGCTCTTCTTCGGCAGCCTGTTCCATATCTCCTATTTGAGAATGTTGTTTGATTCGTTTCTCCAAGTCCTTTATACGGAGAAGCAAGCCTGTTTCGATAGCGTGTAATTCTCCTGAAGTGAACTTCACTTTCGGTTGTCACTCCTTTGATTAGAGGGGCCGTAGCCCCGTGTTATCCACCCCAACCCTTTTGTAGGTTATAACGCTCCTTAAATTGTTTTTTCACCTCAGATGCTCCACCCTCTTTCTCGATTTCGTCCCAAGTTAGGGTGACATCTTCAATTACCTTTTGTTCCAATTCGGCGAATCCGTCTGCCTGTATCACATCAACCATAGCCCTTACAATGTATCTATTTCTGTGTCTCAGTCCATCTACCTCAACATCTAAAGTATTTCTGATAAAATGTTCCATCCCTTATCCCTCCCGCGTATGCCCTCCGGCTTATTTATTCCGCTTCGCCCGAATCAATCCGAAAACACTCAGCGCTAAGGCTGCTAGAATAACGATCCATGTTACTGTGTCCATACAATCAGCCTCCCGTTTATTTTGTCTTACGTTTATGTTAAGATTGGGTGGAGAGGGGAAGCACCCCCTCCCCGAGGAACCTATTTACGTTTGCGAGGCCCGCGACGTTTTCTGGTTCCTTTTTTCTTGTCCTTGAGCAGCAAGAATGCGGTGATAAGCTGGATAATTGCTGTAAGGAGTGTTACCCAATCTTTCAAGGCTCGTTCACCTCCTTTCTGTCTTTATTATATACTCGTACATGTATATAGTCAAGCTTTTTATACTTGTACATGTATAAATTTTAGAGTAAACTTATGGTCAGGAGGGATAGACATGGCAAACCCTAGAGGCCCGGCGGCGAGCAGGGCGAAGATGAAATACAATGAAAAGACTTACGAGCGAATCCCACTTGATGTGAAGATTGGTACCAAAGCCTTATATAAGAAGGCGGCCGAGGATGCCGGCATGAGTTTAAACGGCTATATCCAGAAGGCCGTTGAAGAAAAAATGGAGCGAGACAAACAGCAACCCCCGTCGAACGAATGACGGGGGTTTTGCACAAATATGAGCTATATCCTAAATTTTCACAAGTGAAACCCCGATAATAAGATCAACGTAATAATTTCACAGTCTTATTTACCTATATCTGCTAAACTATTTTTTGTTAATATTATCAAAACATTGGGGGAGTATGTAAGATGAAGAAGCCGATTTATAAGAGATGGTGGTTTTGGGTATTGGCTGTAATTGTAGTAATCGCTATTGCCGGAGGAAACGGTAGTGAAGACAAACAGGCCGCCAGTGAGCCGGCAGCAACTACTCAAACTACGGCTGCAAAGTCCGCAGCGCCGGAAGTGACCAAGGCAAGCTCGGCCCCGAAAGCCGCACCAGCAACTTCTGAGCCAACCACAGCCCCGGCGGCCGTAGTGGAAAAGAGTGTCCCTAGGGAATATACTGCAGCATTAGAAAAAGCGGAAATGTATGCAGAGAATATGTATATGTCCAAGAAAGGCATCTACGATCAGTTGACCTCGGAGTATGGAGAAAATTTTCCGAAAGAAGCTGCTAAGTATGCGATTGCTAACATTGTATTTGATTGGAAAGAAAATGCATTGAAAAAAGCACAAACATACGCAGAATCTATGAGTATGTCAAATTCGGCTATTTACGATCAATTGATTTCAGAATACGGGGAGAAATTCACCAAGGAAGAAGCGAAATACGCGATAGATCATTTAAAATAATGTAAAAATACACATGAAAGCCCCCGCCAGCCATTCACGGCTAGCAGGGGCTTTCATATTAATTGGATAGCGCGATAATCTCATTCATATCAATCCAATCCCAATCATCTTCGCTCCAGCGCAGTTTGATTCGCTTCAGTTGCCGATCCACCTGCATGACAATACCTTTAGCCTTCCGGTCCACAAATGGGTCCCATAGCGTAAGAGTGACTGGTGCATGGTCCTCCATTGAATGGTACAGAGATAGGTCGATTATATCCCACTCCTTCTGGTCTAATATCGGCTTTTCCCTTGGTCTACTCTCCTGCTTCATTGTCCATGTCCTCCCTTATGTACTGCCCTTCTTAAGCAATCCTCCCGCTTCTGCAATGTATCGTGTCAGCCGAAGGCTTATTTCCGCCTTCATTACATCTCGGGTCATGCCGAACCGTTCTTCGTATCCCCGGCAGATAAAACGGTGGTAGATGACAAAGTCGGATTGCTCCTCAGACAATACTTTTATGTTTCGCTGTCTAAGCTCCCGGCGTAATTGATACAGGTCTTGTGTAATACGCCCCATTACATATTCTCCGGCCATAAGGTACAACCGGTTAAGGATATTGTGAGAGTGCTTCAAATCATCCAGACTTTTCTGAACCATCGTTACCATGTGCGGAAGCAGAAGGTAGTCGCGGAGCATTGTACGCTCCTCGGCCGTAATAATCTTTGCAGGTGTGGGATTGTGCTGCTGGACATACCCCTCGGCATGCTCCGTCAAGATTAGTTTTGATTTCCATCGCTCATTATCTTCGAGTTTGCTCATGCTGTCCTCCTTAACCAGCTGCCTGACTGATCGGCCGCCAAGCTAACACATTGGCCGCCAAGAACACACGCGGTGCGCCGGTCGTCAGGCACGTCGCCCGAATGCGGCCGTCTTTGATGACCTTGACCTCTATCCGACGCTGCGTGATTTTACTGGCCTTGTCGATATACACAATTTCCACAGTTTGGCCTGCTCGCATGTGCATAATATCCGCCTCCGAATAAGAACATTTGTTTGTATTATATGCGAACATTAGTTCTTTATGCAATGTTAAATAATCCCGCTGGGCGCTTAGCCGAATGATACTATCCCAAGACTTACCTCCCTTACTCCTTATTACGGCACGTTATAATGAAGGAGAGGTGATCCTATGTTTATATCCCCAATGCTGCTCGATACGGCTCCTGGGCCGTTCTCTGACAACAATTATATATTTGAGCCAAAGGTAGACGGCCATCGGTTGATTTACTCACAACAATCCGGGGAGGTCCGGCTCTACACGCGCCACAATAACGACTGCACTAGACAGTATCCAGAGCTGCAGCTACCATTTGACGGCGACATTATCCTGGACGGCGAGGTCGCCTGCGTCGATCCGGAAACGGGCATTTCGGATTTCGAGGCCGTCATGAGCCGGTTCCAAGCCCGGCGCTCCGATAAGATTCAACGGCTTACAGCAAGCCTACCGGCCTATTACGCCATCTTTGATATCCTGCAATATAAGGGGATGGACTTGCGCGGACTGCCGCTGCTGCGCCGCAAGGAGATACTATCGGGGTTGTCGCTACCGTCAGGCAGCTTTGGAGTTGTCCCGTACGTCGAAGGATCTGGAGAAGCTCTTTTTGAGCAGATCGTGGCGCGTAATATGGAGGGTGTTGTCGGTAAACGCAAGAATAGACTATATGAGACCGGACGGAGGTCGGCGGCGTGGCAAAAGGTCATTAACTGGTCTTATGCTGAGGTCTATATTACAGGGTATCGTAAAGAGGAGTTTGGCTGGCTCGCCTCTATCCCGGGGCCGCCCGGTAAGCTGCGTCCAGCTGGGATTATCGAGTTAGGGGCAACACCAACGCACAAGCGAGCTTTTTACGGCGTCGCAGGGCAGCTGGTGACTGGAGAGGATAAGGAGTTTGTACACTTGGAGCCCCGGCTTCGAGCTCGGGTGAGAATGAGGAACTGGACCAAATCCGGGATGCTTAGAAGCCCGGTTTTTACCGAATTCATAATGTAAGACCGAACAGAACCCCATTGGGCCGATGCTCAACGGGGTTCAAACTTAAATATAATAATCCATTTCCAAATCTGAAGGTTTGCGCTTTTCCATTCTTAAACGCTCCTTTTCAATCATTTCGTCAAACATTTTATTAGTTTCTGTATCGTCATCCATGCAGATAAATCTCCTTATATCCTCAGGAATTCGTCCTTGGTAACGATAATTAGCAAGATCCAATCTTAACTCTCTAATTGACTTTTCAATATACTCTTTTGTACTTTTAAAATTTTGAGGCCTTATTACTAAATTGTCGAGTATCGCATCTAGCGATTGTAAAATTCGATATCCACTTAGTATACATGAAGGAGCGACTAAGTAAATTATTTCTCTATCTGCTTGATAACTAAATCTAAGCCCGTCAGTCGTATGAATTTTTCCAGCCATTGTCTCAAGGTTGCCATGGGCACCATAGTAATTTGCCATATCATATGTAACTAACAAAGGCCGCAGATATTTGAATTTTTCATTTGTATAAGCTGTAGGGATTCGAAATTGACCAGAAAACCGCCTCATTGCTTGGGGGTCTGATCGTTGTTTCATCCAATCTTCAGCCCTTTTATCTGAACCTTTAATCTTTGCAGCATAACAAGTGAACTCAACAGCTCTTCTAAGCTCACTGAATCCAGTATCGATGTGACCTGAAACCGTCATGTTAAAAGCGTTTATCCACGAGGAATGAGCCCCAAAAACTAACGTTGCAGTTACTCCGGTCGATATTGATTCATTTATATATTCACTGTCATTCGTTAATGAATACATTCCTTGATGAACTGCTTCAGCGGCTTGACTTTCTAAAGGAAAATCTTTCATAAATGAATTGAAGTTTTCGGAAATAAGCGAAGCAAATCGGTCAAGGCTCTCAAAAATCCTCATACTCTATACCCTCTCTTTTAAAAGAAATACCCCCGTCAGCGAAGCCAACAGGGGTATTTGCCGATTCTTTCGGACTGCACGCTCGGTGCTTCCGATCCGTGTATAGGTAGTATAATTCATATGGGACAATCTGTAAATGCTATTTATCCGTATCGCTATATCCCTTGCCTGCTTCTGGATTACTGACGATTCCGAGCACAACCAGAATGCCCAGGATCGCATTCACAGCTGCCGTTACCTCATCATACTTATCTGGAGCCAGTTCCATCCCGAAGATCGCGCTAATGGTCTGTACTGCCAACAGTACGGCTGCTGTCAAAGACACCCACAAGCCATAATTTCTCCATTTACTTTGCATGATTATTTGTCCCCTTTCTGCCTTGCGGCCAAGCCGAGACGGTGCAAAATAGTGATCAGTCGTGCCTCTGTGTATGTTGCCTTGTCCGGCGTGTCGAGTACCGGCTTGCCATTAAGGGCAGACGGCGTATTTGCAAAAGCCTGCAACGCTGCCTCTGCCCACTTTGGCGGCGTGGTATCGGTCAACTCCAGCAATGCTTCTCCGAGCTCCTTGATCTCTGCTGCCTGTTTCAGGGTTTCTTCTTTGAGCGTGTCTTTGCTGCTGGTCAATTCCTCAATTAGCTTTGCCTGTTCCTTCACTGTTGCTTTCAGGTCTTCGAAATCCTTCTTCTCTACTTCCGTCATTTCGTATGCCTCCTCTTGTAATTTCGCGATTTTTGCAAACGCGGCATTGACCGCAACAGCCGAAGGGCGTTCTCCTGCGTGCAGCTGCGCGGTAGACAAGCCGAACACCATTTCTAAGTGCGGATAGTCTTTAAATTTCTTCCAGTCACCGCCCCAGGCAAAGCCCAGGGCCTTCGCCTCCTGAACGACTTCCATCCAATCGGTTGTTTTATCCCCATCGTCATCACGCTGCATATCCCAGGAGATAGTGCGACCATCCAGCAGCAGCAAGGCAAAATCCACGGCCAGACCGAAGTTATGGTTGCTGTATCCGCCGCGGGCGTTGGTGACGATTTCGCCCGGCGCCGTCCGGCCCTTCGCATAGAGTCCATCCTGCTCCGCGTATGTCCGCAATCCCTGCGTAATAACGATCATCACGCCTCGGTTGTAGCAGCGCTCGATCAGCGCGGTGACTCCAGCCAAGACTACCGGCTGCAGACCGACCAGCTTTGGCGCGGACTTAGCTTTCACTTGATCTAAAGTTAAGGTCACTACCGTTTCCTCCTATGCTGTTTTATCGTTATCCGGATGGCCAGGCTTTGCCGGATTGTTTCGGGCCTTGTCCTGATTAAGCTGCAGTAGATAATCCTTGAGCTTATCCGGCAGTGGCACGCCAAGGACCCCGAAATTTTCAACAACCGACAGCGCCTCTCTTCCGGCATAGAAAAAGATGGCTGCCGCCCTAAAGACCGGAGCTCCAGTCTGCACCCAGGCGTCCACTAACGCCGACAGCCCGACAACAAAAAGGACGACCGCTTTCCGCACGCCGCCCCAGAACATGATGTCCGATGATACCGTATGAGTCTTAAACGCTCCTGCTACGCCGCTGACATAGTCCGCAAACATGAGGACCACAAGCAGTTCGAGCGGCTTATCCCAGCCTCCCAGCCATCCGGTTGCCATAGCCAGTACGCCAGCCATTGCACTTGTGCCGCCGGCGGCGATCTCCCGGCTCCCGGAACCGACAGCTGCGGTGTAAATGGTTGTTGTAATTTGCCTTATTTGATTAAACATGCTGACCCTCCCAACATAAATAGCCCCCGGGGATCCGAGGGCAAAATAAAAACGCCTATGCGGCGCTCTCTTCTGTAATATCAGCCGCTTGAGCGGACGTTATCTTGTTGGCTGTCACAAAAATCTGTACCTGTGCAGGCGTATAGTACCCGGCGTCATAATAGCGTTTGATGGTCACATACCAATTCACAGTATCCCTCCTTCCGCCAGAGTCAACAGCAGGGCTGCGGCGTCTGCGTCCGCCTGATCCTGCCGAGCTTGTACCTGGGCCAGCTCCAGCAGCAAAGCGGCGTTATCTGCCCGTAGTTGCTCAACCTCGGTCGGCGGTTCCGGCGGCTTGTTCGCCTCTGCCTCCAGGTACGCTTCCCAAGCGGCCTGCAGCTCCTCTTCGGTCGGCTGTGGGGCTTCCAGGTTCCAGATGGCAATATAGGGTCCACGGTCTACAATGTCGTAGTCTTCGCCTTCGGTCAGCCGGTTAAAATCGACTACGTACCGATAATGGATGCCCTCAACCGGCTCTTCGCCATCTTCTGGCTTCTTGATCTCGTATCGGACGCGGCCTTTGTCCTCAGCGCCGGGGTGCAATACTGGCGCAGGGCCGACGTTCCATACCTCAAAATCCCCGAGCGGGTCGGCGTCCGGGTACAAGTGTAATATGGCTTGTGCAATGTTCATGTTTTCCCCCTTCTAGGCTACTTTGACGACCTGGAGAACTGTCACGTCCGAGCCCATCCGTACGGTTGCGTTGCTGGTCACGTACACCTGTGTGTTGAGTACATCCCCGGAATTACAAAACAATAGCGCTTCTCCATTAAGCAACAAGTCCGTTAAAGTTGCTTGAATGCGTACGTCTACGGTGTGGCTTGTAACCACATTATGCAGGAATCTAAGTTGAGCCTGGTTATTAGCGGCGTATCCCTGCAAGAGTGCTTTTGCGTAAAACTTGTACCATCCCGACTGCTGGATGGTAACAGCACCGGTGGTGGCGTTGTAGTCGATATATTGCTCGGTACTAGTAGTGTCAAAAATAATGTTGGTCCACGCCATCGATGTGCATGACTGGTTGGACGCATTGCGCGACGCCCACACAATAGGTCGCGATGCCGACGTATTATCTCCCCACGGATTAATAACTCCATTGCCGTTGTCCAGGCGAAAATCTGACCCGATCTTGCGGAAGCTGTAAGGATATCCAAGGACTAAAAAACCAGCTGCCAAGGAAACGCCCTTTTGATCTTTCAAGGCGACGGCCCCTAGGCCGTTAATATTCAGCGTCGGATTGGCTCCGTTGGCGGCGTGCGGCACAATGGTAATTCCGAATCCCTCCGGCAGGCTCGCAGGCGCTGGCGACAATGTGGCAGTGTAGGCCGTTGCGGTCCCCGCCGTGCCGGCATATGCCGGATGCCTAATGTAATCAACCTGATGGGCCGTAAAGTCAACTCGCAAGTTATCCGTCTTAGCCTCTGCGTAGTCGATGGCGAAATCTTGTCTATCGTCGGCTTGCCGCAGCTCCGCAACGGATTGAACCAGATCTGATGCCACGCCCCCCAATCCCGTCCGGTACGTGGCTATTGTCTCGGTAACGCTGGAGGTTAAGGCGTATTTGTCCAGGGCGATGTAGGTTACGTAATAATCCTTCGTGGGGTCATAATCGGTCTGCTCGATTCCAATCCGGAAGTTGCCGTTTGCAGCAGCATCATTTATAACTCCATACTTGGTAAATAAGTCCTCCTCTTTGTAAACTGCGAGAAGTTTACCTCCTCTTTTTGAAAGGAGAGAAGCAGAGGCAGGGAAACCCAACTGATTAATTCGATAAGCAGTGCCCGAAAATGCAAAAGTTGCCTTCTCCCGCTGTATTACCCCCGTATCTACACTGATCTGATTTCCGCCAGGGTGCAGGGTAATGCTTCCCTCGGCGTCCGCAACGGGCACAGGAGCGGTGGCGTTGGCGAGCGCATAGTCCAAAGATGCCCAAGCCGTCCATCCCGGGGCCTTATTAGCCGCTACCCACGCCTCCGTGTTGGTGGCCGGAGCGCTGCCGTCAAGGATGGAAATCCATGATGTATATACTGTGCCGTTGTTAGCGTTGGCTTTCCATCCGTTCGCGAGGGCCTTGATCGCATTGGAGTTTGGGTTGATAGCCTCTGCCCATCCTGAGTCTGTATCAGCAATGTTTAGAAAGAAATAACCGCTGCTGTGAATTAGAAATGTATCCGCCTCTGTAGATGGGTCTTTTGTCCCGTCGTTTTTGAGCAACTTCCCGTCATAACGACTCGCCGTTCCTTTTGTACTTGCCCAAACAAGTCCGTTATTGAACTTAACTCGTTTGAACCCTGCATAATCAACGTCAAACACCCACGAAATCGCGCCATCCAACAAAACGTTCTTCTTGATCCGCTCGACATACATCCATTCCGTTCCGGAATTGTACACACTGTCTTTAACGTCGCCTACCTGCCCAAGCGTAACGGGCAGAACAACGGATTGGGGTTCGGTTGGAGTAAATGATGGAGGAAGCGCGGAGGCATCCCCAAGAACAAGCATCCAATTTTTGAACGTGAGGGTGCCTGCTCCATTACTGTTAAGGACGACACGAGCTCTTGTCACATTAGCTGGGACAGTAAATACTTTTGAGCCCGTAGCGCCCAGCCACGTTCCGTACGATCCTACTTGCGTCCCGTTTGAATCGTAGAAGTTATATCCAAGCAAGGCGTTTGATCCTGCCATTTCTATACTTACCGTATAGGTCTGACCAGGAATTACGGGAATACTCATAGTATTGGTTTGAGATGGTCCGGTGGCGACCATCGTCAAATCATATGGCCCATTCGTTGTTGCAGCAGCGTTTAAGCCTTCCGGCACACTCGGGAGCAAATTACGCCCTTGTTTAGTGATCGCTACGCCCTGTACGTGCTGCTTGCCGTCTACATGAGGCAAATAGTCACGGATGTTGGCCGCAGTGATGTCAACTCCGATGCGAGCGTAGAGAGCAGCGTCTACTTCGTAAATCCCAACGCTATCGAATTGAACCCAGCCGACATCCCCAACAACGGCGCGGTTGAACAATCTAAAAGTGTACGTGCCCGTAGTAGACGGAGTAAATTTTATAAAAATTATGCCACTGGTGGATTGGCTGACGTCAACTAGCGTCGGGAGCTCTATCCGCATCATGCCTATCGTAATGCCGTCAGTAGCTAAATTTGCTACAGCAACGTAGGTTTTTCCGGCTTCAACAGCGATGTTTTGGTACACGTTTCTGCTTGTCACGTTGGGGTCTCCGGCCGTTGACGTTATTTTTTGGGCCTTTAACCCCGTGGAGACATTTGTTGTTTCGAGGGAGTACGTGCCGCTTGTAAATTTAGTCCAGCCGTTTGCGACTCCGTCTGAATTAGAATCAAGCTCGAAATTACCCGAGTTACCTAAAATGTTAACCAGCGTCCGGCCACTAACGACCAAATCTAACTCTGACCCGTTTTGATCCGCCGCAAGAACAGACAGCCCCGGTCCCAAGGTTTGGCTAAGGTCTACACGGCCTTGTCCGGCTTTTACGGCAGCCAGATCGGCCATGGCCGAAGCGGGCATGAGACCATCCGTCGATGTCGTTGCTTTGGCGATCGGATCAGATCCCCCGGTTAGGTGACTACTGGCATGGGCGCCTGGCGTTTGGTTGCCTGTAGCTGTAACGGTAATTGTATCTGTGTTGGCATCGGTGGTTACGGTGATCCCCGTCCCGGCCGCGATTGTTAGTGTATCGGTTTTACTGTCAGCTACTACGCTGGATTGACCGGAAACGGCAACGGTCGTGAATGCGTTCTGGTTAACTTCTGCCGATGCAGCAATCCCAGCAAGCTTGTTTTTCTCCGTTGTCGAGTAATCCTCGGTGCTGAGTTGCTTACCGGCTACCTTATCGACCTTGTTATTCCATGTCGTTCGCTCGGCACCGGTGATATGGGCTGTGTTATCAGCCTTGTGTGCCGAAAAGACCGTTCGAATTTCCGAAACCACCTTATAAATCCGATTGAAAAGCCAGTTAAGCCAGCCAGCCGGAGGCTTGTCGTCAACCGCCCATCCATTCGTCTTTTTGGTCGCCGGCGGTTCAATCCCCGCCGCGTCCCATTGTGGTAGCTGCTCGTTAAAATCTGCCAATCAAATCCCTCCTAAATGGGCAATGGATAGTCGTCTCCCGGTACATAAACCTCGCCGAGCTGCCCGCCAGTCGTCATGCTGGTATCGGCCAGACCGAGTGAACTTGTTTCCAGTACGCTGTATTGTGATGACAAAGCGAACGTTCCTGACAAATCCACCGTCGCTACCCGGACGCCGGCGGATACCGTCTTCTGGACGATTTGGACAAACTGGCCTGGCGACATGCCGACCTCATTAAGTCGCGCTGCCGGTACGCTGACCAGATTAATCGCCGCCGGCTCTGGCTCGGAAACATCGGCATATTTTTCTTGAATCCGGATATCGGAATACTCGCAATCAAGCGCTAAGGCAAGCACCTGGATAATCGTGTTGATATCGGCTTTGGATAGGTTCCGGGCAATCTTGCTCCGGAGGAGTACCCGATAAACCTCATCTGTAGAGGCGCCGCGCGGCTGCACGACATTGCTGCCGATTTTGTCCAAAGTCGTGCCTTGCGCCGCATCGATGCTCCGCCATGACCGCACTGTTTCCAGCGTATCGTTCACTGCCGTTAGCTGCTCATGCAGAATGCCAATCAGTTTCCCCAGATTACTGACCGGGTCCTTGTTGTACGTGTCTGCAAAGCGCCGAAGCATATCCTTCACACTAAACATGGCTTGTCACCACCACATTGGCCGCAGCTGCCTGCGCAACCTCATACGGCTGTATCACAACGTTAGAGCTGCCCAAGCTGCCGGAAGTCTTGCCAACCGTAAGCGTCACGTCTCCAACACCCTCCACGCTGTATATGGCGCTGATTAGCCGGGTGAAGACAACATCCGCCCCCATGTTGAGCCCGTTGTAATAAGCACCGGGGGCGTCCGCCCCGCCGATATACCGGATCAGCGCAGACCGAACTTGGGCGTCACCATCGGCCGGGTACGCCGCACCTTTGGTGATATCTACATTCACCTTTATGCCGACTTCGGTTGCTCGGGAGAATTTTACCGTATGCGGTTCGCCTGCCAAGTCCGTGACGGTCTTACTAATGGTCCCATACGGTTCGATGCCGCCCGCCTTGGTCGAAAAAATGGCGCCTGCGATGGCCTGATCATCCCCGCCGAGGACGTAAGCCTGAAACGACTTTCCCGGGCGCCCCGCACCGTCAGCTGTCAAACCCGTATTTTCGATCACCGTTGCCGCCCGAACGCCATCCAGCCGGAGTAGGGCGCTGCGGATAGAGTCAACCGTCGCCGCCCCGCCACCGGCGGTAGACTGCTCGAATCGGTCCCGAAACTCGGCGTCCGTCTCCTTTTCCCGCCCGCCTGTCACAGGCGCGACATTGGTCACGCCTGTGACATCGGCAGAAGGGTTGACGATAACCGTGATCGTGCCGGCGGCTACATTGCTGGCCGATCCAGACGCCAGAGCTTCAATGGCGACATTGCCGGTGCCTCCGGTTAAGGTGACATCATCCGTAGTCTGGTAGGTCAACCCGGACTCAGTCGCCACGCGAAACCCGGCAGATACGGTATATCCCGCCGTTCCGGTTAAGGTGACGGTGCCCATAGCCCACTGCTCCAATATACGGCTGATGCCGACCTGCGGTCCGAGGCGATCCAGATTGTTACCCGTCGCCGTCCCGATATATCCGCTGTTATAGACGTCCTCGGCCAAACTCCACAGAATGGAGAGGAACCATGCGAAGATCCGGAGAATGATCCCAAGCGGCGAACGGACAGAAGTGTTTACCGTATCGCCGAATGCCTCTTTGGCTTTGTCCTCCATTTGGGCAAAAAGGTCATCAAAACGCGGCCGTTTAAAACCCGTGCTATCCAACAACGGTTTCCACCCCCTCAACCGTTATGATATCTCCGTTGACGGATGTTGCCTTGATATCAGCGGTAAACGTCCGAGCCGCCCGGTCAAAGATCACATCGACAGAATCAACCGTCTGAATCCGTGGCTCCTGGAACATGCCTTCGGTCAGCTCGTCCCGGACGTCATCCTCCGTTACACTCTTCCCCATAATCCGGCTGAAGTCGATGCCAAAGTCCAGATCAAGGAACCATTCCCCCTTATTCGTGCCGACGGCCATTCTGCAGCTCTGCGCGATCTCCTCCGGACCAGATACAAGCTGCAGCTCGCCTCCGGCAAATACCAGATCGCCGGTCTCGTCCACTTTTAAAGACAGCATGGCATCAGCCCCACAATCACGGCGTCATTGCGCGAGTGCCGGCGGGCCGTGTCCGGTGCGGCCACCTGGCCGGATAACGTATTTTGGATCTCCGCATCACAGCAGACGATCAGCACTGTATCCCCGACATGCAGGACCGGTCGCAGAACGGTCTCCACGCCGCCGATTAACACCCGCATGCCAGTCACGGGTACATCCAGCAGCAGAGCCGGCGCGTCCTCTCCTATCTGGACAAGGGGCTGCACCTTGGCGAGCAGCGTCACCGGGTCAAAGGCTAGCACTCGGCAGGGCATCGCAACATCGATGTTACCCGTCTGATTATCGCTGTGCGCCCGAAGCAGCTTGCCGAGTGCAGCCGCCGCACTTGATTTACTCACATAATCGCCTCCACTTCTGTCGAAAAATCTCCAGTGTTACTGAATTTATGGGTACCGCTCCGCACATGCAGCTGTCCGGACCACTCCCGGCAGGTCAGTTCGATCACCGAGGCCGTCGTAATGCGGCGCTGCAGCTGCGCGGAGCAGTTGTATCCCTTGTGGCCGTCCTGCTCGAAATACTCCGGGCTGCCGATCAAGCCCGTATCTGGATTGAGATCGAAAACGGAATCCGCGCCTATCCGCAGCGGTCGGACGTACAATTTTCCTTGGTTAATGTACACCGACGTACCGCAGTCCTTAGCAACATCCGAAATAATGTCCGTTACCTTCCCTTTGGCGCTATATCCCTTCTTATAGCTGTAATCCTTGGCGAGCTGCATCTGTGCCACCGGAAGGCCGATAAGGCCCGCAAGCTGCGTAATGATGGCGCTGGCATAGCTGCCTTTGGCGAAGGCAATTTCCTTTTTGATCTCCCGGGCGGACAAATCTTCGCTGTCCAGGACGTTGATCGTCGTGATCTTGTCCACCCCCTCCCATTTGGTATGGGTTGCGGAGATGCGGCCGTTCAGGATGGTCCCAACGTCTCCGACATACCCGGCGTTTACCATGAGAACGTTGTTTTTGACGATCCGGTTAATGGTCGTCTGTGCGAGGTTCCATATCCGGATTTCCGACTCATTTGGAAGAGGATCAGAGTCAAACGGGATTGTACCCTCCATTGTGTATTTGGCAAGGGAAAATGACATATTGGCCGTCATGACCTCAACCACTCTCCCAAAATTTTTAAGCGCCATCGTCATCACCTTCACTGTAGACGATATACAAAAACACGCTGGTGCCCAGCGTGTTCCATGTTACTTCTGTGCTGTTTTCCGATTCGTCCCAGGGAACGATCGGCTGCTTCGGGAATCGACTATCCCAAACGTCCGCGAATAGCGCCTGCCCATAGACCAGCTTTTCTCCAGTGACGAGCGTGTTCCCCTCTGCGTCTTCCAGGTCTAAGGTAAAAAAATCATATTCCGTGTTGTAATGGATCTCAATCGTAAAAAGTTCATCCGAGATCGAAATCTCAAACCGATACGGAATGTTGTCCTTGTCGATCTCAATATAATCCATGGCTTACTCCATCTCGGATGGGCCGACTACCTTCTGACACTGCACGGTTTCCTGTACGGCCTCAAATACGTTTTCGATAAAATTTATCGGGACTTCATGTTTTGAGAGCACTTCAACAACCTCGTTCGCGATTTTGTATAGGTTTATTTCCTTCTTCACTTCATCATCCCCTCACTGCAAATTTCCAGTCCCCCACTTGCTGCCGGGTTTGATCGGGGCCCGCTGGGGCTTGTTTATTACGCTTCTGGAGCTGCTGGCTTTGCTGCTGGTTTTTGGCTTGCTCTTGCTCTTCGACTTGGCAGCCGACTTATTTTTAGTCTGCTGCGTACCCTTATTGGCGACCGAGGCCGCCTGAGCTTTGACGGGGGCCGGAAGCTTGGACACGTAGGAGGACGTCGCTACTCGCATTTCCCGCAGTTCCATTGAAAAAGTCATGCCGTTAGCAATGGTATAATTCCGGCTGGAGCTGAATGCTGTAATCACACCGGCGAATGCAATTCGGCCAATGTATTTTACAATCTTCCCCTTATCTTTGGCCGCGATAATGTACGCCTCGGTCTTCGCCGCGTCGGGTCCAACGATCCTGCCGGACAGTGAAAGTGTGCGGGCGCCAGCCTGGACATGATCAGCCAGGTTGACGCCCTTCTCTACCGGCTGCTCGGTTACTGTCACCGGGAAGTCAGGAGATTCGTCCTCGACAGTAATGTACTTGCCGTCGATCTTAGCCATATTCGACCTCCAGACCGTGAGCGCGCAGCACAGATTCGATGATGTCACGCACCTTTTCATCCACAATATCGCCAATTTGCCGGGCCGTCTTCTCGTCTGCGTTACCAGCGATATTGATATTGAGATTCACGGCTGGCATTTTGATTACCGGCTGAGTTCCGCCGGCACTTGACCGAGCCGGAGCAGACTCCGGAGATAATCTCGCTTTATTCTCCTCTGCGGTCAAGACGCCTTCATCTTTATGCAGCTGCGCGATATACCCATCAAACGGAACCCGGGAGAGTCCGTTTTTATGGCTGCCGTCAATCATGGGTATGAGGGGGATATTTACGCCGGCAATCTCTTTTCCAGTAAGAGGATTCTTGATGGATATGCCGTTCAGGCTGGACAGCATGCCGTTGAATTTGTTGATTATCCAGTTTACCGCGCTAGAAAATGATGATTTGACCGAACTCCAGGCCCCTGAGAGCCTCGAAACGATGCCCTGACCGACACCATCAACGGCGGAGACAATGCCATTCCATGCAGTGGACATAATCCCTTTTATCCCTGCCATTGCGCTACTGATCGATGTCTTGATATTTTTCCATGCGGTGGTCACCCTGACCCAAATAGCAGATGCCGCATTAAATATGGTCGATTTGATCCCGGACCAGACCGAGCCTAGCCATGCTCCGATAGCCGAGAAGACTTTGATTGTCGCCGCTTTGATCTGATCCCAATACTTATAGACCAGCGCGGCCATGAGGAAGAGCGGTCCCGCCAGTCCCGCCAGAATAACAACGCCCCACCGTTTCAAGAAGCCGGTAACAGCATCGAATGCGGTCTGGAAAGCCTTTGGAACAGTCACTTTGAAGAAATTCAGTGTCGCGGACGCGGCCGACCTAATGCCTTTCCACATTTTATCCACAAATGCCCGGAACTTGTCTGATCGCTTATAGGCTATAGTAAGCCCCACGACCAGCCCGACCAGAGCCATTGTAATAAGCAAGATCGGATTCATCGCCATCACCGCATTAAGGGCAGCCTGCGCCGCCGCAAATCCTTTGGTTACGGCCGCTCCGATCTTCTGGGCGGTGGTAACGGCTTTGGTCGCTGCTGCCACGCCGAACATGTACGTCTTATACGTGAGAAACGCTGCCGCAATGCCGGAAACGATCGGGATAAACGGCTCCCACTTATAGACCTCGACGGCTACCCCGGCCATCTGGGAGGCGATATTCTGGATCTCCGGCCATAGATCGACGGCAGCCTGGACCAGTTGCTTGCCGATCATGATGGCAACCGGTTGAATCGCTGTCCACAGTTCCTGTGCTTTATCGGCCAATTGACCGAGCATCGGCCCTGCTATGGAGCCAAACTGCTTAAGATACGGAAGGGCCAATTGAACCCAATGGACCACAATTCCGATACCAGCTCCGACCTTATCGGCGATCAGACTGCCAAACGCTGAAATCTCAGCTTGATGGCTCGTTACCCATTGACCGAACATGTCCAGATAAGGCAACAACTTCTCGCCTATGGGAATTAGCAGATAAGTTTCAATCTGCCTGCCCAAGAATCCAAAAACTTGCCAGATTGACGTAAATTTGGTCGCGTTGAGTTTGCCCATAGCGTCTCTCGTCATATCGAACTGATTTCGGGCCGAGCCCATGGCTGTAATGACACCAGCTTGCAGGTCCTCAAACTGTGTACCGAATAAATCCGTAGCAATTTGATTCTGTCTCATCGGGTCCTTCGCGCTCTTGATTCCTTGAACAACCTGCGTGAATGCCTTCTGTGCTGCTGGTCCGCCTTTCGCAAATGTCGCTACCATCTTTTGGGCATCAAATCCGAGCATTTTGAACCCTTCAAGCGTCGCCTTATTCGTAATATCTCGCGCCCTCAGATTGAACTCCTTCACAGCATCGCCGACTTTATCCAAATTGAATGCGCCGGAAGCTGATCCAGCTGCCAGTGTGTCGAACATTTGGTTGGCGTTGAAGCCAAGGCTTTTAAACTGCGTGGAGTATTCGTTCAGAGAATCCAACATTTCTCCTGAAAAGTCCAAGCCATTTTGTTTACCTTGGGCGATCAAACTAAATGCCTGATCCGAAGTAACACCGAAGTTCTTCATGAGAGTATCAGCTGTTCTGATAGACTCAGGAACCTCATACCCGAACGTATTCCGTAGCGCGATGGCGTTCTTTGTGGCCCCCTCCAGCGCACCGCCGGTCATGCCGGTGATTTGCTTCACACTGGCAATAGACTGGCCCAAATCATCCCAGGATTCTCCATAATTCTGCGCATACAAGTCTTTGGCTATGCCTTTCGTCTCTTCGAGCTGCTGCGCGGTCATTCCCGTCGCATTCTGCATCGACGTCATAGCCGATTCGAATTTTCCCGCCGCATTTATCGCCGCTGTACCGATCCCGATAGCAGCTGCGCCAAGCGTGGCGCCGGCTGCGATCCCAAGCCTAGTCACTGACGCTGTCAAGCCTTTGATCTTCTTGTCGCCGTCTTTCAAGCCCTTGGTGTTGAGTTTGAATCCGACCGCATACATCAGGGAATCAATAATTCCGCCTGCCATATTCCCTCCTTTCCGGACAGCAAAAAATGACGCCCGGGAAGGGCGCCGCTATTTCTTGTCCTTATTCGCTTTTCGGAGCTGTTCGACGTGGATATCTAGGGCCGCATTGGCTTCGGCAATGTCGTCATCGTCCATATTGTCTAAATCGCTATAGGTAATGCCCATATCGGATAAAAGCAGCCGCCAGATATGCCAATTTTCCTGTGCTCTGTGCTTTGCTTCAGATTTACTTATTGTCATCCGCTGAATCCTTAGATTCTTCATCGGGGTCTGGCGTGCCAGTGATGAAGTAATACGCTTTGTTCGCCACTTCGACCATTTCGGAATATTCTTCAAAGTCGTCGATCGTTAATTTTGGTTCTACGACAACATGTTTAAACATCTCTTCGCAAATCTTCTCTTCCGAATTGATGCCATGTTTGTTTTTTACTCTATCGTTGATCTTGGTCACGTTTCGAACGCCGGGATGTTGCAAGGTATATTCCTTGCCGGATTTCGTCGTTACCTGCTTTTGTTTAAATATTTCCATGTTATTTTCTCCTCTCTAAATTAGACCATGTCCAGATCAAGGCATTGGAACTCATAGCTGCGATCCCCGACTTCAGAGCCATACTCACGGTCTGCCGGCTTTTTGATAATTGCCTCGGTTGCGGTGCTGATCTCCTTAGGATCGCCGTTATACGCGACGGTCACCGAGACCTTCTCTCCGCTGCGGGCGAGACCATCCAGATATGGAACCTGCGGGCTAGTCGCCTGCAACGTAACCGCGATCGTGCCGAGCGGGTTATTCACCTTATTGACGACGACGTCACCCTGGGCGCCTACCGTGGTTGTAAAACCGTCCTCATCTTTGGAGACCGTAACCATGTCCTCGCCCAATCCGGTCAAATACACACTTTTGACAATCACGTTCACATCATTGGCGTCGTATGTTTTTGCTACTCTTGCCACTTGTCACCCCTCCTTAATTAAATGTGATCGTTCCCTTAATAGCCGCCGAATGGATGGCTCCGGCCAAAACGAACGAGAATTTCCCGTCCGGATACCGCCGGGCCGCCTTGTCGGCCGGGTCAACTTCCGATGCTCGCGGGAACGTCGTGGTAAACATCGGCTGCCCGTTGTCATCCTCGGCAATCATGCCCTGCTTAAAAGCCCGCTGCAGCACTGTACGTACTACGCCCTCAATCATAGAAATGCCGCGATTGTCATAGGGAACCTTCTGATTCTGGTCCTGCACGCTCGCAAACAGTGTCTGAACGCCGTTCTGGATGCTGATTACAACATAATCCTGGCTATGCACCAGGTCGATATAAGTTCCGGACACCGTCTTGCCCTCGCTCGTCACATTCCGGCCGGCCTTGGTCACGTACGTATTAGCCCCAGCCGCATGAATGGCCGCCAGCTCCGTCGCTGTCAGGTCAAGCGGGCTGATGCCGACCAGTGTCCAGTCTTTCCAAGTCACCGACCCGGGCGGCAGGCTGCCGACGGCGCCCACCAGTGCAGCATCCGGATAGTTGGTAATCGTAGTATGATAAAACACGTTTGTCCGGTCATAGTTTTTCGCCTTAATCGTAGCAAGGTCCGCCTGCGTCGCCGACCGGGCGATATATTGCCGGGTCTTGTCCGCCTCGATGATGTCGGCTACGGCAATAATGTCGGCCACGGCCGTGCTCGTCTGGAGCAGGAAATGCCAGTCTTTAAGCAGCATGGCCGCCATAAAGGTTGGAACGTCCTCCGGCGTTGCACCCGTCTTGCGCTGCGCAATGGCGATCTGCGCAGGCGGATTCTTTTGAGCGAAAAGAGCCGCTGCGGCCTTGTACTCTTCGGTGCTCGTCGCGTAGTCAGTGATCACACCGGACAAATCCGAGTAATTTTTAAAGCTCTTGCCGGCAGTGCTGGTGCCAATGATCAGCGGTTTGCCAAATCCGAGGATCGGCGTCGGCGTCTGAACCGAAATTGTAACGGTAACGTCACTCAATGCCAAGGTAATCACTCCTTTGTTATAATTGCTGTCTCAATCCAACCGGACAGATCGGTTATGGCGGTGTCGGTAGCCCGGAAATCGACGTCAAAGCCCTGCCGGCGCTCCCACTCTTCACCTATATTTATATCCCGGTTCTGTACCTCTCCGACCAGAACCACAACGACATCCAGTGTATCCCGTAGCTGCTCCGCGCCGGTCACCTTGAACCAATCCTGCGCCTTCATGGCGTTTTCGACGCTGTCATCCACCGAATCGGCATAAGACAGGATGGAAATGGTAAAGGTCACGGCCTTGCTGCGAATAACTTTATCGTCCTCCTGGGTAATGATCGGCCGTCCATCGTCCGATTCTCCGAAGTCGCTGAAGGTATACGTCAGAAACGAACCGGCGGGCATGTCCCCGCCGTCATTAAGTGGGATAGTCGGAACGCCCGCGGCCACTTTCAGTCCTCGGGCAATCGTCAGCCTAATTGCCTTGTACGGGAGCATTAGCAACAACCTTTCTCAAAAGGTACTGATTGACGTCGCTGTACGCCCGCTCCGTCACTTCGTCTACCTTGTACTGCACGCCGGACACCTCTACAATGTCGCCAGTTGCGTGCTGGGCTGTCGTATACAGCATCCGGTCCGACTCAGTGTATATGCCGCCTTCCGCTGCCCGTAAGCGGGCGCTGACCGGCTGGATGCTGCCGCGATAGGAAGTGCGCTCCGGAGTCGCCGGTATCCAGTCGCCATCATCATTGCGGATGCCGCTCCCGGGCCGAACAACATCATAGGACTGCTCGTATTTACGAAGCACGCCTGCAAAGCCAAATCTCCGCATCGTTATTCACTCCTTGGCACAACATCATAGGTCAAGCTGTCCCGCAGGTCTTCTTCACGCTGCAGCAGCTTGTTCGGGCCACGCTTGACCCGGGCATAACGGGCCGAAAGCGGGGGTTGCCGGATGCGGTCGAAGTTCTTAACCATCCGGTCCAATCCGGTATCGCCGATTTCTTGCAGCAGCTCGTCAACCTGTTTACGTCCGCGGGCAATTTCGCCGACGCTTGCCCTCACAAGCTTACCAATGGGCGCCTGGCCCTTCCGCTTTCCGCTGCCGATAAAGGACCGGGCCGGGATGTTCATCTTGACGCTGCCGTATTCGTGAACACCGGCGATCATCGCCAGTTCGGCGTCGCCTTGCATCCCGATACGGACCTTCTTTTGGGTAAGCGGCCGCAGCCTGGCGGCCAGTTCAGAAAGAATATCCTCGCCAGTGACCTGTACCCCGGCACGCCGGGCGCGTGATCTCGCCACGAAACCTCACCTCACAATCGGATTAACGCTGCGACGACCGGAGGGAGTTCGCCAGCAGATGCCGCGGCATAGGCAACAGATATATCTCCCACCCGTTCCGACGTAACCCCTGGAGTTTGAAGAAGGGTCTGGGCGTAAAGCACACATGCCATCTCATAATTTCGCGGCAGCGTAGGGGCGGGTGCGCCTTCAGTGTCACTCGGGAGAATGTATCCAGCCAAATATTCCACTTCGATGTTGCGCGTCCCTATCGGCCAGATAGTCTCCTTAAAAAGCATGCCGTTATCGGATTCAATGACAAAGCCATCAGGCGAAATATCATCACCGCAAATTTTCACATCCGCAACTGAAATTATCGGGAAATTTCGAAGGCGTAAAAACTTCGTGCCCGAGCCGTTAATTCGCTGAGAGTGAGATTTTTGCCCAAACTCCCGATTGCATTCCCGCTCAATCGCTGCAGAGGCCGCTTCAAGGGCCATTTCAAGGGAAAAGTCCTGGGAAACATCCTCTTCAGGAATTCCGAGCAGCTTTTTAGCCCTTTTTACTGTCGTCAGCACCAGCATCACCGCCAGAATCGGACTTATTATCGCCCTTATCAGCTTTGGTTTTCGCCTCTTTTCCAATCACATCAGCATCCTGAAGCACTGGAACACGCTCCTCGTCGGCCTCAAAAACGTCGCCTTTTTGCACAATTTTTCCGGTTTCAGCGTCCAAAAAGTCCGATTTCACCTCAAATTTCTTCTTTGCCATTGGATTTTTTCTCCTTTCGTGAGAAAAAGAGCCCGAATCCGGGCTCTTTAGAGGATTTCAGCTATTAGGCCGACGGGATATCCAAGATTACGTAAGGGCTGACTTGAGTCACGCCGTTTTCGAGCGTAAGCGGCTCAACCACCCAAGGTTTTCCGTCCACATTCCAAAAGCACTTGATAACCGTTTTGTTGTTGCGGAACAGAACATGCTCGGAAGCAGCGACGAACGGACCGGAGCCGTCTTTGATCAGGTAATGGGAGAGGTCGCAAAGCGTCAGGTCTCCTTTTGTGCCGAGCGCGTTCGTCCGGCCGGTGAAACGGATCGGAATGCCGGCCAAGGTGGACGGAATGCCTTTGGTCGCGTCGCCTTGGATGAAGATATAGCGGCCGCCTGGGTCTTGCAAGGTCATGAGCTGCGGCAGCGTGGACTGGCTTGCGCACCAGCAAGCGCTCGGCATGGACTCCGGAAGCAATTTGGCGATCATGGCGACAATATCTAGGTATTTGATTTGGTTAGCCGTTGAACGGTTAACCGCCAGGGCTCCCGTTGCGTTCAGGATGCCGAGAGGTTTTCCGGTTCCGTCGCCCTTTAAAAAGGCGATGTCCTCGGCCGCGATCATTGCATTGGTAAGCAAGCGGCGAATAAACGGTGTGGCCGCTTCCCAGTTCCGCAGGAGTTTGTCTGTCACGACAATTGTTGCGGCAACTTCGTGCGGCTCCAGAGTGATTTCTCTCAGTTTTGCATTTGTTTCAGGCTTAGCATCACCTTCTGCAATCCATGTTACTTGAACGCCTCCGTATACGCCCAAATCACCTTGATCCAGTGCCGGGAGCGTGATTTTGGAGTCAGGCGGGGAACCGGCAGGGAGAACCATAGCCATCGGGCGAACGATTGGCGACTCAGGAGAGATTTGGAACACCGTATCAGGCCGGAATTGAGTCGGCAAGAAGCTTTCCGCACCGTCTACGCCGCCCATCGACAGTTCATTGCGGAAAGATGTCACTTGACTTGCAAAGGCTTCAGGCATCTTTCTACCGCCACCCTCACCCTCACCTACAGGCAATTTATCAAGCCGGCCTTTAGAATCACCAAAGCGTAGGTCGTGGATGAATTCACCCAGGTTTGCGAAGCCGGCTGTGTCTTTTTTAGGAGTCTGTACCGGAGCGCCGGCAACCGCCGCCGGACGAAACGGTTTGTTCTGCGCGCCGTTCAATTCATTCCCACGTTGAGCCATCAGGTTTGCCCGTTCTTCATTCGCTTCGGCTTCTTTTACTTTTTGGTCAGCCTCAGCATATTCCGTTTCGAGCGCCTGGAATTTCACTTCTTCTTCCGCAGTCAGTTCGCGGCCTTCAGTTTCGGCAGCGGAAAGAATCGCCATTTGCTGGTCGTAAATATTTGCTCGTGCTTGCATCAGTTCTTGGAGGTTCATCTCGTTAACACTCTCCCTTTGAGGTTCATTTTTCGTTGCAATAAAGAAAGCGGCGCCTGTGGCGTCCGCTCTGGTTCATGCTGCTCTTCGTTTTTGGCATTTTTGGCCTTTACCAATTCGTTTCTAATCCGGTTGATGACCTCGGGCGGCAGCATGCCAGATGCCCCAAGGCTTGCGGATAATTTAAGCGAATTATCGAACATGATCTCGTCGACGAGTCCCTTTTCGAGCGCTTGCTGGGCTGTAAACCATGACTCCTTGTCCATCAGATCAAGGATCTCGGCTTCGCTCAACCCACTCTTCAGGATATAGGCATTGGCAATCGACTTATTGTAATTCTTGATCACGTCGGATTCATGTTGATGGTCACGGTAATCCCCGCGCGAAACGGACGAAACATTATGGATCATCATCTGTGCTGTCGGCGAGATCATCACCTTACGCCCTCCCATCGCGGCTACTGAGGCAGCGCTGGCGGCCACGCCTACAATTCGAGTTGTGACATCACCTTTGTACTCTTTCAACGCAGTGTAAATCTCAGAGCCCGCATAGACATCTCCGCCGCCAGAGTTAATATCGACCTCCAACGCCTCGCCGTTTGCGCTCGAGATTTGTTCAGCAACTTGATTGGGGCTAACCGCTTCGATTCCGAACCACTGATAGATTTCGTAGTCGTCATTGGAGACGATAACACCTTTAATCGTTACCTTGGCTATGTTAATCACCCCCTTCCTTTGGAGTCTGGCCGGCGGTTTGAAGCGGCTGCGCAGCCGTGTTGACGATATATATCTGGCCGCTTCCATCCTCAATCGGGTTGCGGTCCTCCAACTCCCGCCATTCATCAGCGTTGATCGTGCCGTTTTGCCGCTGGATAGCCAGCCCTTCCTGCCGACTTTTATAGTCACCACGCAGCAACCCGTCGACGTTGAATTTAACGTAATAGCCCGCGGCGCGTTCTGCTGGCGTGAAGAGCTTCCAATTTGCTGTTTGCTCGAAACGGGTCAGGTACGGCATGAGCGTATGCATCACGAATTCGATCCCCTGATGCTCAATGTTATTGTTCGTGCTTCGCTCGAGGTTGGCGATCATATGTGGAGGCACGCGAAAAAGACCACATATCTCGTCGCGGTTCAGCTTACGCGTCTCAATAAACTGGGCATCTACAAACGGCATTGGAATCCGGCTGAATTTCATGCCATCCTCTAAGATAAGTGGTTTCCACGAGTTGCCCAAGCCTACTCCCTTCTCGTTAATCCATTCTTGCAGTCGGTTATAGGCCACATCGCTCAGTGCCTGTGGATGTTCCAGTACACCTCCAACATTCATTCCGTTCTGGTAAAAATGGGACGTGAATTCCGATGAAGCGATACCGAGCCCAACTGCATCTGCCGCCATGCGAATAGGAGAATACCCAAACAAGCCATCAAATCCAAATCCAGGCACGTGAAAAATTCGTTCGGCTGGGTAGGTGCCGTCACCCGCGATCTCATATTCGATTTTCCCGGTAACTTTATTCCGGATCGGCGTGCATTCGTTCCATGCAATCGGGTAGATATCAGCGACCTGGCCACGGCGATTTAGCGAGGTAGCTGAATAACAGTTTCCAGAAGTTGCAAGATGTCCAACCTGCGCTTCCCGCCAACTCTGAGAGGTCATTTCACTGTTTGGGCGGTCGTGCAGCAGTTCGAATACTGGATGAGTGTCCGCCTTGTCCTTACCGCCACCAGGTCTCTTTTTGTAAACGAAAAAAGGTAGGGCGCCCACGCCTTCTGCGAGCACCCTCACACAGCTGTATACGCTGATGAATTTCATTGCCCGGTCTTCGTTTACATATTGACCCGATGATGTCCGACCGCCATTCAACCGCTTGCGGATGTCGTTAGTAAAGTCGTCCATCGAATACTCTTTCTGTGCAAGGATGTTTGTGAAAAATCCCATCAGCTACCCCTCCCTTGCCTTTTCGATGGGTAACCAGTCCAAATCAGCAGCGCACCGCCGATAATTAGTGCCGCCGGGATATAAATCAGCCAGATTCCAGAGCAAAGTAAAAGGAACCCCGCTACCAAGCAGGATTCCCGCACCGTATCCTCTCTTATTTTTGGTTTTTTCAAAGTGATCGAGGCCCCCTTTCGTCGAATATGGATTTTTTAACCTTGGACGCCAAGGAAAGCGTGAGTTTATGACTGTCTATTACGGCGTCAATCGGGTCGATCCGTTTAGTTTTAGCGTTCGGGTCCTTGTCAATCTTGATCTCGCCAAAGCTATTACTTGTTGTCTTGGCGTTTGCCATGGACCATGTCAGCAGCTTGTTACGCCGGTCGTAAATCACGTTTCCAGCCTCAACTTCCAGGCGGAAATCTACTGTTGCATCATTTAAGCTGCGAGCGCTCTGGACAATCTCGACAACATCAACTCCGAACTCTTCCAGATCAGACAAAAAGGCATCCGCATTATGAGGGTCATAAGCGATGCCTTTGAGTTTAAAATTATGTTTATTAATCAGGTCTTTGTAATACTGGATGATGTACTTGTAATCTGTCTTTACCCCGCCGAGCGTCTCCGTCGGAGTCAGTAACCCCTCCATAATCCACATATCATACGGAGCGTTGTCAGTCTTCACGTGCTCAGCAACCCGCGATGAGGGAATGAAGCTATGCGAATGAATGTAGAACTTCCGGTCCGGACCATCATTTATCGGAAACTCCAGAGATCCGGAAGTCAAGTCTCCTCCGGAAGATAAGTCCAGCCCCAAGTAGCACTCGCGACCCTCCATGTCTTCGATGGTCGTATCTGAAGCACAGGATTTCCAGTGCTCCATATTCATGTACTGAGAGTCAGCGAACTGCACCCATCGGTTAAGGCTTTTTGTCATGAAGTTCCGCAGCTCCGCTCCCTGCATCTGCTGCGCCTTGATGGCATCTGCCCGCAGGCTTTCGAGCGTCTGTTCGGTCCATAAGGGGTTTGCCTTTGGCCAGTTCGTTTCGTCCCAAATATCGTCGTTCTTGTCCAACTCGCAAATGAAGACGAACTGCGACTCATCCGAATGAACGCCGGCAAGGATTAACTTGCAATATTCGTACAACTCATAGCACGGCGAATTGATATCAAAGCCGGCCGTTGTAATAACTGAGGTCAAGCACTGCTTAAGCTTTTTCTGACCGTCAGATAGAAGCTTATACATTTGGTTGTCTTTATGCTTGTGATACTCGTCGACGGAAGCAAAATAAGGACGAAATCCGTCAATGGAATTGGTATCTCGCCCGAGCGCCCGGATCTCGCCATTCGTCAAATTACAAATGATTTTATTGGCGTAATCCTTCACCGTGAACAGGCCTGGCTCATACTTCGTACCAGCCAGCTCCGCGTCAGCATTGATAAATTTGAGGCATTCTTTCAGAACGATCCGCGCCTGCAGTTCCTTGGTCGCCGTACAGTAAATTTGCGGATAATTATACCCGTCAAAATTCCCGTAGTATAGGGACGGAACGGCATTGCCGAGCGACTTCCCGTTCTGCCGGGCTACCTGGACATATGAAGTCCGGAAGCGACGGTATCCATCTAGCGTCAGCCAGCCGTTCCAGCTTCCGAAGATGAAGTCCTGAAAACCCCACAGTTCCAAAGGAAGGGGCTCTTCCCCCTCGGCCAGGGTCAAGGATTCGGCGAACTCAATGATTTCATGAGCCTTATCAGGATCGAATACATAAGGGAAATCATCAGTTCCTTGTCGCTTTAGGTCGTTCAGATGCCGCTCACATGCTTGCCGTTGAGTCAGGCCCGCCGCTATCCTGCCGGAAACCACTTCGTGAGCGTAGGCCGTGACGCGATCCAGTTCAGAAACAACATTGTAGGGGTAGACCTGAGCATTAACCACTCCGGTTTCCTCCGAACTTGCCGAATCGACTTGGCGCCTCTTCTTTCTTCTTCGGCTTCGGTACATTTTTCACCTTGGCCAACGGATTCAGGAAGAGACGATCCTGCATTTTGAGCAGCATGTCCATTTTCTTGTTGATGGCCGTTTCGATCCGCAGAAGACCGTCAACGGCAATCATGTTGCGCAGTTGCTTCTTCACCTTCGTATTAAATTCTTCGCTATCATCGATGTATTCGTCCAGTTCCTCGCTATCGTAAGCCACCTTGTCAATCGTTTGATACGACTTTTGAAGCCGTTCGTACTCTGCATAGGTTTTACAATACATCGCAAGCAGGCCGACGTCCGAACTGGTCAGCAAGTTGATATCCTGCGCCGCTGCAGCTTTGTATTCCTTCATGCACTGCTTCCAGTGAGTAAAGGCGATAACATCATTTTTAACAAAGGTCGGCGGCTTCAGCTTGTCCAACTCCGTTTTACCGAGCTTGACCTCTGCTTCTTGCCGCTGCTGCAACTGCCCTTTCGTTAACCGGTTCGGATTGCCCTCGGCGATGTGCAAGGATACCGGTTTTGCGTTCCTGCCCATCCGGGCCACCTCCAAAGTCAATAAAAAATTCAAAAAACGAGTTTTTACGCGAATAAAGGGGGCTGCGGTCTTCTATTTTAAAGGTTTTTAAGGATTTTGCCCCCCTCCCCCGTGACCACGTTGCCAAATCCTCCGTCTTCTTTGACCGTCTTGACGCCGTGGCACGACGCACACAGCGATTGCCAGTTGCTAACGTCCCAGAACAACTCCATGTCACCCTTATGAGCTATGATGTGGTCGACCACGGTCGCCGCCGTCACCCTGCCAGCCTGTTCGCAATGGACGCATAGGGGATACTGCCTCAGATAGCGAGCGCGGGCTATCCTCCATTTGTGACCATATCCCCGTTCTGCTGCGCTACCGCGCTCCTTGTCATACCGCTGTACTTCCGCTTGGTGGTCGGCGCAGTAGGCGGCGCCATCGGTCAGGTTCTTACAACCTGGTTTCTTACAGAACTTCTTCAAGGGCAATTGGGTTCACCCTTTCTCTGACATTCGATCCGGCAGCAGTATTGAACCAGCCCGGTCCATGTTCCCCAGATGCACCGCTTGCAGCGTTCCGGCTGATGGGCTTCCTCTGATGAGATCAGGCGCTTCTTCTTGGGCATTGCTTATGCGCCCCTTTCTGCAAATAAAAAGAGCCGCCGTATTGGCGACTCCGTTTAAGTAAATGTTTCCTGCTTATAGATTTTCCCTCTGCTCATACATCTGAATGAAGTTATCCCAGTATTCGTCCTCGACTTGTAGAACCTCGCCTGTATCGAATGAGACGCGCCTTTTTTCTCGGTCAAGATTGGTCACCTTCTTCACGTTCACAACCAGTTCAATGCCTGCTCTCACAAAGCACGGATCCTGCGGCCCAGTAGCGAATAAACGGTCTGCTTCTTCTCTGTTCATGTCGTTCTCCCTTTCAATGTGATAGGGTAGAATTCGACAACCTCCGACGTTTCCCTGCTCTATGAAATCTACAGACGCTTGGGAATTTATTCCCGCACTGTCCGCTTACTCAATTCCTCATCGTTCCCTTTGAGCATCAGGTCCCAACAGGGCTGACAGAATGATGCTTTAAGGATCGTATGCTTCGTTGGTTCCGGATCATTGCAGATTGCGCATTTCCCTTCGATTGGATGTTTATGTCTTCCGTTCACTTGTTTAACCCACATGCGCAGCGCTCCTTCGTCCAAATTGAAAACGACATGCCGCTCGTACAGCCAACGGGCCATAGACGACATACCGTAGAAGATTTGATGTGGGCAGGGATTTGCACCCTGCATGATAGCCGCATCAACTCATGTCTGTGCATTGCTATCAACCCGACCGTGTTAAGAGATAGCCGCGTCTACCTATTCCGCCACCACATCGAATGTATTATAGCATTATTTTGATTCCGGCACTTACTAAGGCGGTCGGATGCCTCCGCGATCCACTCTTTAACCACTGCGGTCACGGCAAGGAGATGCAAGGCCAGGCCTTGTAAGTAAGAGTGTAATGTTATAACTAAACGTCAGTTAATAGGATGCTCCTATAAATAAAGGGCTTTTGCACGGGTCATTTCCATAAGAATAGATTTTGTTGTAACTCTTCCGACACCTTACGCTGCGCTTCTTCGATATAAGCCTGAACGCTGGAACGTGTTATGCCTAGCATTTGTGCGATTTCGGCCTGACTGAAGCATTCGCCATGAGCCAATACATAGCATTCACGTTGCCGAGGGCTCAGATATCTTAAAGCCTCCTCGATCATAGCCCGCTGGTCATCCGTTAGATTCGCCGGGCTGCCCGCTTTTGAATTGCTGGCGAACGCCTGCATGCGGATCGGGTCCAGAAGTATTTCGCGCTCGTACCCAGCTCGCCGCTCGATGCCTCGCTTATTCTTCGGGCGCCGTCCGGTGCTCAACCACGCAATCACATATTCACAATCCGATACCATACCGGATATTACTTTTTTATCGTCAGCGTCAGCCCGGCGGTATGCCCGCTCTGCGCCTTTCAAGGAGAGTTGATAGTTTAGAACGGTAGCCTCGCCCAAGTCTGTATACGCCGACGCTGGCAGCTTATTCTTTGCCATGTTCATCCTCATTCCCCTTTTAGTGATATAATTTGGTATAGAGGATCAATGTTGTTACCCCTGTGCCCGGCCAAGGTTTGCAGGGGTTTTTCTTTATATGGATTATTGTTACATCTAACTTGTATTACTACGAAATATTTAGCATATTCCATGTATTTATATGACCTTCACCATTCCCCGCCACTCCGGTTATAATGATTACTCCCCTGCTTCTGCTGTGAAGCCAGCGTCCCAAATCCCTTTTTCGGCTTTTCCGGCGGCTTGTCCGCACCAATCTTGCGTAAGTGATCCGTCACCTGCTCCGGGCTCCATTGATAAACTGTCACTTTTCCGAGGTTACTCATACAATCGCCTCCGATGTAGGATTTTTATATACACTACTTACCAATCGAGCAAATATCTCCATCCGTATAAATGTAGGCGGCCGCCGCCCCTCACATTTAACCCAAACCGTGCTCCTGTTATAACGGACGACACGAGCGATCCCGCCCATTCGATATACAAATTCACGCTCTCCGTCCTCCAATGCTGCCCAAAGGTCACCGAATATCATGATTTATACCTCCCCATTTATGCCCGGGCTTTATACGCCTTAATCTGCTTGCAATATTTCAGAGGCACCTTAAACTCGCAGCCACATTTACAGGTCATTGTCATTCGCTTGGTTGATTGGACCGGTCGAAACTCTCTGACCGGCTTAGTGCAACCCGGGCAATACGCTTGATAGTAGATACGTCTGTCCCGCCGGATGGGGTTAAGGTTGGTTGACATCACTGTTTCCCTCCACCTTAATGAGTTTGTCTAGACGGTAATATGCACATTGCGGAGTAACAAATGCCCGTTCTCCCGATTTGGAAAGACGCTTGACGATTCCATCACCGTAATTCTTGTTCGTATGCCGCACCTTATCCCCTGGCTTGATGTCTAGTTGTACTGGTGTTGGGTCAAAGGTGCCGGCCTCGATTTCTTCCATCACCAAATTATATTTGAGCAATCCTTCTGGACCTTCCCATAGTGGCGCGGCATCCGGTCCGTCCAACCATTCAATCAGCTTATCTGCTGAGATTAAATGTTCACCCATTGCTTGTATCCTCCCCTGGTAGGTTGATGGGTGCGTATTTTGTTACTCCGTTCCACGAACCGTAAACCATGTTGTCTTCCCACATCGGATATTTTTTCCCGTGGAAATTAATAAATTTAAATGTTCCAACAAAACAGAAGTCTAAATCTTTGCCGGGCTCTCTGCCAAATATAAGATAATCAATTTCTGGTTCAGGTGGATTCTCCGGGTCATACTTTATCCAAGATATCATGTGGGTTGTTCCTTTCTTTATGGGGAGCCAGATTATGTAAACTTTATCCGGCCCCCACTTCGTTGGGTTTATTCGGTCGCGTCTCGATGGCCTACGGCCAAGGAAAGACTTACGATGCATCAAAGTACATTTCGAAGTCCTTGCCGCATCCATCATCATCTTCATCACAATTCAAGTTATAAACCGTTCCGCATTCATCGAGATCCGGTTCCATCCATTCACGTCCGCAGTAAGGGCATTTTATTTGAGTTGATAACTCTGTTACTTCAGTGTCAGCGTAAGTTCGGTTGATACGTTTCATATCCTCTTCTCCCCCTTAATCTATTCCATCAATTCTTGTGCATACTGAAGTTGTTCTTGCGTGATTTCAACATTAACTGGCTCGTAGTGTTCGCACACTGCACAAAAGTCCAGCGATATAAACGGATCTGGACCCCACTTCTCTGTAAGTACACGTTTTAACTCTGCATGCCATTTTTTATGTTCTTCAAAGTCCTCGGCTGTAGGGGCAAGCTTATCTTTGCGGATAATCATGTAGCCGTTTTGGATATTGTCGAAAGTAACGTCCAGGTTTTCATCTTCCCAATCCCCAACATCAGCATTTGCTGCAAGATACCTTTCTGCATTCGTCTTATTTCTCATTACCATTACTGTTACTTTATCCATTCCTCTTATCCCCCTTATACCTCTACCAAATTGATGTGCTGATGAGTGCCGGAAACTTCTCTGTTCGATTGATAATGTCAATAATGGACGATTTATTAGTTCCACCTTCTTCAACGAGAATGAATTTGCGCCGAAGTTCCCCAGCATCTGTAATCTCCCTGACTTCTGGTTCTTCAATTTCGTCCAATCCCATTTCCTCGGATAAGCACTTCAGTGCTTCCTCTGCATTACTGGCTGCAACACGGAACGTCTCCGCACCATCATCAATTTTCCAGATTGGTACAGCTGGAACAATTGACAGTTGCACTTTTCCAGAAGGCGATACCACATATCCACCGCATTCGCATTTTACCGATTTGTCCGAGGCTATTAAATCGTAAGGTGTATCCGTTGCCTCATGAGATTTCCCACATGTCCAGCAATAGTGGACGACCTTCATATTTTTCATATCCATCGTGTATCCTCTCCCTTTGGGGTCTCTGTCCCCTTATAAGTTCAGTACAGCCAGTAGTGCGGCCTTGCAGATTGCTTCTGGCGCCGTCTTGCAGTTAGCAATCTTTTCATCGAATCTATTTGGATCAGCACCGTTGACTCTAGCCCAATACCTGTAACCGGACATGGCTTCATATTTCTTTACAGTCACTTCGTAATCCAATTTTCCTACCACTTCCCATGCTGCGGATATGTCCGTTGAGTAATGAACATGTGCGACCATCTCTAATTCAAATATCTGGTTGCAGATTAGTTCGTCCAATTCCCGTCCCGGCTCCATCGCCAGTATCTCTTCCCTTGTGAGTGTCATTGGTTATCTCCCTCCTTGGGTGCTGGGGTGAAAGGTACGATAAACGGTGTCCAATGTGTGTGATACTCCGGCCAATCCCCGTCAAGTGGAGTTCCGCAATATGGCGGTTCTTCAATAGGGAAGGTCCACCACAGCACCGGGCCAACATCTTCGTGCCATTCGTCTATTGGTCTTGGGATATCCCATTTTTCTGTTCCTCGTGTGGGTGCTGGGGTATCTGGGTAAAGGGTGGAACGGGCGTTATCTGCTATCATCATGGCGAAGTTTGCAATATTAGCCGCTTTACGTATCGTTCCATCTGCATCGAAACAAGCGCCATATGCTTGTTGCTTTGCCCAGAGGCTATGATAGTTTGCTTCAAGTCGGTTAAGCAGGAACATTCTATCGCACTCCTCCCATCCATCCTTATTGTCGTTCTCCTTCAGTCGTTGCTCCATTTGTTCAGCGAACCAAATCACCGATGGACGGATATCCTTTTGCCAGTCTCGCTTGTCTTGGGTCATTGGGGGTTTACCTCCTCAACCACTTCAACAGCAGATAAATTCCCATCTTCATTACGCCACATCCGGCATACGTCGAACGGGCTCCACCTAGCTTCTTTGTCGTTATACTCTACTTTTCT